GAAAAGCTTACCTATAATCGGGAAGCGACTCCCTAAATTAACAAAGCTATCAACTATTTTTAAAACGACTTCGAATATTGTCCTAATCAAGTTACGCGTAGCATTAAGGGCGGGCTTTATTAATTCGAAATAATTCTGCAAACCTATAAAAGCAGCTTGCAAGGTTTCAGTTAGTGAACCGCCCCCCGTTAGTTCAGAGATAAAATCAACGGTCATATTCCTTAACTCTGTAAAATGGTTAATCAACGGCTCAAAGGCCTTGAGTATAACCTCTTTATTTAACTTTAAGAAGGCGAAAAATTTGCTAATTCCGCCCATTACCGCGTTAACTGCCGGCATCAAGCTATTACCAAACGCAATTTTCATCTCTAAAATATAATTGTTAAACCGGTTAAAGTTAGCCATCGAACTTTTTATAGATTTTTCAAGACCCGGGCCGAAAGTTTTCTTTAACTGGTCAGCGAATTTAGGAAGGAAGTCCTCCGCCATTAACTCCCCTTGTTCCATCATTTTGTCAAGTTCCGCGGTAGTTACCCCCATAGCGTCGGCCGCTAATTTGAAGGCCCCGGGTATTCTCTCCCCTATCTGGCCTCGAAGTTCCTCCGCTTGAACTTTGCCCTTACCCATAATCTGACCGAAAGCGAGCAAGGTCCCTTTTGTGTTCTCAGCGCTTAACCCCATAACTGAGGCCGCGACTTGAACGCTGTCGAAAATATCCCTCGTTGCCTGCCCTTGAAGTTTAGAACCTATCATCGCACCCGCTAAAGTCTTGAAACCTTCCGCAGAACTCAATAAGTCAGTCCCTAAGAGTTCGGACCTCTGCCTTATAAAGTCCATATTAAAAGCACCTTCCTCAAGTGAGCCACTCGCAAACATTATCGCATTTCTCAAGGCCTCGAAGTTACGGGCTACTTTTACAGAGTCCCCCGCTACCATTATCGCTTTCATTCCTGCCGCCGCTAAAGCTAAGGGGCCCGCTAGTTTTCCAATAGCCCCACCCAAAGCGCCCATACTTTTAGTGCCTTTGGAGTTTAGCTTCCCCATAGAACTATCTAACTGGCTCGAGGCTCTTATCGGCTTTCTTAAAGCTTTGGTTAACCTATCTTTTAACCTTATTACGTACTCAGTAGTCTCCATAGTTCAAAAATACAAAAAGGGGAGCAAAGCGCCCCCCGTTTAGTCCGAGTTTTTGTACTTGTTGTTTTCCTGCTCCATCACCCACTGTAACTGGGCGCATAGTTTAAAAAATTCGTCGTCGCTTAACTTGTCCGGGTCCGTTATTTTAAAATGAAACCTTAAGAGGGCGTTCCATTGGAGGGCCTCGTCGCCTTCGACGTTATGCTCTTTTATTTTGAAATCGTAAAAGTTAACGGCCTTAAAACCGCCCACCGAGTAAGCAATGTTTAAGTCCGTCCCCTCTAGTACTTCTACAATTTCCGAACGTTTCCCGAGACTGTCCCGATAACATCAGACAATAAATCCGCAGCGGTCCGTAACTGGTCAAAATCGGCAAGGATTGGATCTAGCTCGTCGCCTCCAACATACAAGGATTTTAACATCATTTCGGCCGCTTGCAAAGTATCTTTCTGTAAAAGCTTTTGCCCTGCTGCATAAGTTACGCGGTCAATTTTCCTTAAAAATATAACCTTTGCTTTTTCGTCCTCGCTCTCTGGTATGTCTAACCAAAATAGCGTTTTGTGAGTTTTTTTCAACTCTTCGAATATTTTTTCCATTTCCAAATATAGCAAAAAAAACCCAACTTTTTAGGGTTGAGTTTTTAATCATGGAAAAGTTGGTTTTTTTTTAAATATCCCATTCGATATGAGAAGGCATCAAATTCAATTGAGCCTCAACTGTCGTGTCTCCTTGAGCTGCTCCGCCGGGGGTGTTCATAAATCGGCAGTTTCTTATTACGTCCGTCGTAGGAACGCCACCTAAAGGCACGTAAGAAACGTTAATATCAAAACTCCCTATGTTCTGCAATCTCTTGCCTGGAGCAGCGCGGATCAAAGCGTTAAGCTCTGCCCTGTCTATTGTCATACTAGCCTCTACCGTAATAGGGCCGTGGCCTTGAGACGTTGGAAGGCGTCCCGCGCCGTAGTTGTTAACTATTTCCTGCGCGTCCTCGTAGCTAATCTCAGTAATTCCCGCAAGTGGGGAACCCAATACCGTTACGACGATGTCAGAATATGAATAAGCAACGCCGTTTACTAATGGTGTTAAATCTGGCATAATTTCAGTTTTTAAAGATTTGGTACAAACCCAAGGTTAATAATAATTTCCCTCGTAACTCCCACCGGTACAAGTTTTACGGTAATATTCAAAGTTGACGTTGCAACCACATTTTGAGCTGAATTAATAACAACCTCAAAAGCCGAAAGCTCGCCGTCACTTTCCATAGAGGATAAAGCTTTGTTTGCTAAAGATTTGAATGTTTTTATAACATCCTCCCTCAGTGTCCCGTCTGCATTAACTCGAAGCGGTGCGCCTAATTTAGGAGTAATAAACGTTCTTAAATTTCTAGTCGCTTTGTCTATAGTTCTGTTATTCTCGATTGTTGCTAAGTCGTTCGTAACAGGAGCCGAGCTATAAGAATCGTTGTTAAAAGTATTGGAAAAACCAACCTCTTTAATTAAAAAGATATACCCTTTATTATCAACCGCCTCAACTGCCGAAGTCGCAAGTAAAGAAACATTTTGACCGTTAGAAAAATGAGCTACGTCGAACTCTGTCCCGTCTGTTACCATTGGAAATTTTTCCTCGTAACTAATAGACTCGTTAACGTTTGCCGCAGATACCGCTCCAAGTTTAGCCCCTAAGTCAGATATTGAGTAAGACCTCGCTATAAATAACGCCGCGCCCTTGCCGTTTCCGTCTTGTCCGATACATACAGAAACATTTGGAGCCGCTAAAGCTCTTTGATCCGTTAAAGCTGAAACGTTAGCCGTTCCGCTAATATCTGGGCCGTATAATATCGATAGTGGTTTTTTGTCCGCTTTTAGCGCTGTTGCGATAGCCTGTAAGGCTGTTACTTGAGCATTTGCGAAAGCTTCCTCTTTGTAATAAACGCCGATTTGTCTAATTGTCCCGAGCGCAAAGTCTTGCACCGTTTGAACTTCTACGAAGTCAGCCGGAGAGCTAGGCACTGCAAAATAACCAACAAATAATTGGCCCTGCGGTTGTTTCTGAAAAAATTCTCTTACGTGATACCATTCGGCCCCGTGAGCTGTCGATCCTTCAACCACTCCAAGTGCTTCAAACTCAGATAAAGAAAAAATAATCTTTATCCTGTCGTCTGTCTCGAAGCCAGAGGGAAGAGTGTCGTTATAATATACAATACCGCTTATATGGTCCTTACTCGCGAGTGGGGTCCCAATACCGGCAGTATTGATATTAAAAGTTACTTTATTTAGTCCCATTTTTTACCGATTTAATAGGTTTCTTAATTTGTTTAATTTTTAGCAAATTTTTATCCGCGTGAGCTTTCGCGAAGTGCTCTTCCATAAAAGTAACACCGTCGGAAGTCTCATAAGAGACCCCCGTCGAGTTGCTTTTTGTCATTATGAATTAGCTTGAATTAAAGAGTAAACTCCTTTTTGATCAGCTCTTGCAAATGTACCGCCAGACCTTACCGCTGCATTAAACACAGATCCAACAAAAGCCGGATTATCTAAGTCAGAATAAATCTTAGCAATACCCTCAGCTCTTCTAACTTCGCCAGAAGCCCAAGCCAAAGCCGCTAAATTATCAGTTACTGCACCTGTTGCGCCTACTGCTTTTTTTACCGGCGTTCCCGCGTTTGTATAAAGAACCGCTCTAGATCTTTTAAAAACTTTCATCCCGAAGATCTCGCCGATTTGTCCGTCAACCGTTGGCTTTCTATTGATATAATCAAAATTAATGAAACTATCAATTTTCAATAGCTGAGCATATAGGTCAGCATCAAATAAAATATTTCTTTCACTTACTGGAACGTCGTCCCTGTCGAATTTAGTCGCTATTAAAGCGATATCGTCTCTAGTTAAAGCCAATCTCGTACCCGTAGCACTTGGAGCCAATGCAGAACCACTCGCCGAGCCTGTAGTTCTAGATAATTGAGCCGCTAAAGTCGGGGACCATGCAACCGCGATTTCGTCAGCCACTCTAGAATTTAAAACTTTTGCGTGATCCTGTAAAACGCTAGCTCTTTTTGAATAAGAAATAACCATCTCGTTCACGTCTTGGATAGCTGTTGGAGCCGTTACAAAGTGATCAACTGAATAAGTTAAAACGTCGTCAGTTCTTGAACCAATAGTCAAGGGAAAAGAAGTCGGGTTTTTAATAATTGTTGGTTTTGCTCCTGCTTGAGGAATGTCAACCGTTTTAGCGTTGATATTTACTCCACCGTCCAATTGCGAACTTTTGTAAAATTCGTTATTTGGGAATAAATTTGATTGAATTTCTTTCGAAAACAACTTTACTAACATTTCAGCCATAATAATAGGTATTTTTTTTGTTATTTAATGTAATCAGATAATAATTTATCGAATTTTTCGGGAGCTGAATTTTTCATCTCCTCCAAGCCTTTTGAATCTTTTTCGCTCCATTCCTTGAAGTCCCAACTTTCGTTTTCTTTGGGCTTGTCGAAGCTATTAGTTACTTTAACCGCAACTTTCGAGGTTGTTAAACCGTCTAATAAATTTTTAGTTACGTCGAAGCTGTTTGTCGCTTGAGTAATCCACGAAGGGACCGACTCTTTAGAGATCTTTCCGGACTCTAAAGCCGAATTAACCAACGTTTCAGCATTTAAGGCGTTAACCTCGTTTACTTTGTTAGTTAATGTTAGGATCTCTTTGTCCTTGCCTTCTAGTTGGTCTGCTCTTGCTTGCAACTCTTGCACTCTTTTTAAAATAACGTCTTCATTGGCGTTTTCTAACTTGAAAAATGAGTTTAACTCTTTCATTTTATTGGGTTTGGTTATAAATTGATTTACTATGTTATACATTGTTTCTGGGTCAGCTTCCTTGCTTAGGACGGGGGAACCTGCTTTTGTTTGCTCTATTTCATCAAAAAAACCAAGCTCTAAAGCTTCTAGAGCTGTAAAAACACTTTCCTTACTCATCAACTCCTCTAAAGCCTCGGGCGTTAAATTCGCTTTTGCTCCGATCATTGTTTTAAGAGAATCTAACATTTTAGCAACTAAAGAGGTTTCCACTTTTACGCCGGCGGGCACTTGTGGGCCGTGAGCGTGGAAGATACCGTAATCCATGATTACGCGCTTATCTCCTGCTTGAGAGATAATACCCGCCATACTTGCCGCAATACCCACTACTCGAGTGGTTGTTTCCATTTGGCAGCTTTGAATAGCTGAATAAATGCTAAAGCCTTCGACGATTGAACCGCCTACGCTGTTAATGTCTATTGTTACGGATTGAGCACCCTCTTCTTTGAGGTAGTTTAATTCTCTTGCGAAGTCACCCCCATTAATACCACCCTCGCCGATTTTTCGGTCAAGGAACATTTTCGCCGCCGTTTCGCCGGGAATAAAGTTGGTTATATATAAAAATGCTTCCATATTACAGCGAAAATATGTATTTTTATACTCTTAATAATGTAATCTTCCAAAGACTTGGACCGAAACGAACCAATAAAAATCAGACAATGGCTATAAAAATCGAGGTTAAAGCATGGATACACGGCCGTCGCCGAATGTTATTTGAGAGATTAAAAAAAAAGAGAGACGTAAGTAACGCCTCTCTAGTTCGTGATATTTTCGACTATTATTTCGATAATCACCCGGACTTAAAAAATTAAGTGATATTTAAGAAATCTCTTTTATACTGGTAAGTGTCAGCAGGAACCGTATTTTTGCCGTAAACAATAGTATTAAAACTTATTATTCTCGTCCCTGTTGGGTGGGTCCCTGAGGCCGGTAATAGAATCCTAACAATACCACCAAAGGTTACTATTATACTGGGGGGGCTTTGGGTTACGGAAACATACCCCGCACTAACCGCAACCGAGTTAGTGGTGATTGCGTGACTTCCTAATTTGAAAATTGTTTCGTTTCCTGTGATTACTGAAAAATCGATAGTAACCGAACCTACAATATGTGTAAAACCACCCTCAAGCACTCGAGACACCATAAAAGGCTGATTTAAGGAGCCCAAAGATACCCCCGCTTCTAAAGTCGCCGAGGTATAAGTCGGGCGCGTGGCTTGGACACCTAAATCGTATATTTTTAAAGCTGCCTGCTTGCTGAAATATTGTTCCGCTGTAAAGTAATTACTTGCGCCGCATGAAATAACAACAACCTCGTCCGTTGAGGTTATCGCCGTGCCCGCTTGTAGCTCGGGACCGTTAGCTCCCCAAATACCTTGCTCGACTGTCGTCGCAAAAGAAATAAGCATCTCCTTGTCGGCTCCATCGGCAAAGGTACGAGATACCGCCGTCGAAGCTCCTTTAAATAAGTAAATTAAACCGCCGTTAACTGATCCAGTCGCAAAAGTTCCGCCAGGGAAGTAGCAAACCTCTCCGCCGCTGTAAATGTAACCAGAAGAAATAACAGGGTTTGAGCTGTCCGTATTGTTGTACTGGCAGCCGCTTAGTATTATTCCATTTTCAAACTCTTTTAAAGTTGGGTTTCCTGCTCCTTGATGAAAAAGCAAGTTAGGGAGCTTTCTTCTTAACTCCTCATAATTATTAAGAGAATCGGCTCTCGCATTTTCCTGTAATGTTACGAAGTCCTCAGAAAAGAAAGGCGCCCCACCTGTTGCTGTTTGTCCGGATAAACTTTTTAGTCTCGGTACTTTTGTTTTAAATGCTCCCATTGCTTTAGTATGTTATTATTGTGTAGTTCGTTGAATATGGTTTTAATCGGTCTATTTGCTGTTTTAAAGCTATCTCTCCGGCCGCAGAAAAAACCGCCGTTGGTACGTAAACGATAAAATCACGATTTGATGAGACCTCCGTAACATTATTAAAATAAAGAGGTGTTTCGCCTTCCGATATATTATATAAAGAAGTAGGGTTCAGTCCTTCCACCTCATTGTAAAAAACAAAGGGCGTTATATTGTCACCGCTGTTATCTATATAGATAAAAGGCGCGGAAGTAACGGCGAAATTAGTATTTAAGATTGATTCGAATAAAATACGCTGCCCGTTCTGTTTGCTCCGTCCTATTATATCGGTCCGGTAAGCGTCGAAAGTGCTTTCGTGAAGCGTTTCGAGGGGTTTTAATAAGGCCGTGAAGAAAGAAATATTGACCAATTCCCTTTTATCGACAGGGAGCTGATCAATAACAAAATCTTTAAAAGTAATATCGTAAATACCCATTGTTTAAACGTTAGGGATTAAGTTGTCCGGTGTCATTGTTATAGTGGTGTTTAGATCGTACCCGGCAGCGTCCTCGGTAATAGCGTAACCGGCCTGGGCTTCTCTTTGGTCCAGTATTGCAACGCCTCCTGGTGCTGCTACGGCAAAAGTTCTAATAATAGGGGATAGTGTCGAACTTCCGATTAAGGCGACCCCGTCAACGGCTTGCATTGCGTCGATAATCTCAGAGCGTACTACCACCCCGTTAAAATTGGTTGTCGATATATCTTTTAAGTAGGTTTCAACCGCGACAATAACCGCAGCCTTAACAGTAGCGGGGTTATATTGTCGCAAGTAATAGACTATACAATTGTTAATCCTTACCCGGTCTGCCTGTTGGCTTGAAACGTCAATAGGTATTCCGGCAAAACCTACGCGCGATAAATAACCGCTTAAAGCGATTAACTCGTCGGAAGTTAACGGGCCTAAAGTTGTTGTTCCTTTTGCTACCTTAACTAAGGTTCTGTTGTTTGACTGTGTTTTGATTGCTGCCCGAGTCACTACTCTTAGAGCCGCATCAACAACTGGGTAAGTTACTCGTCCGTCAACTACTTGAGTTACTTGAGGGCTCGTTGCGTTATATTGGAACTCAAGCACTCGGCGTTGTAGCCAGTCGTCAGTACCCGGAACCGCTTCTCTGGCGATTTGCTCGAGTTCTAACCTAAATACGTCGTTTAGTTGTTCTTCGGTCTCAATCCCCGCAGCAACTACGCGGGTTACTAATCGCCAAATAGCAACCGCCGAGGAGCTGGTCAAGCCAGAAAGAGTTGGATCCGCCTGTATAGCGTCGATTATTTCCTGTTGAATTACTGCAATAGTTCTAGCCATCGTTTACGTCTTTAGCCGTTCGGATTCCGCCGTCCGTTACTGGGTTAATAATTATTTCCTGTGTTATATTCAAACCGAGAGAAACCTCCGCTCCTTGATCAACGTATCGGCTTGAGTCAATTATACCCGCCTTATAATCTTGTAAAAATACATAGTAATTCGTTCGCGCTTCGTCCGGCTCTTCCCTTACTCTGTCAAATGTTTTAATAAAGGGCGCCGCGTAATTTTGAAAAACATTATATACCCGCTGCTTCATGTCCATGACTTCGAGTACTGTTCTTCCAGTCCTCTCCACTGTCATTTCCTGCGCGATATGAAAACGTACGGTTATATCGTCAGACTGCTGAACTCCCGCCCCTCTATTTGTATATTCCGCCCCATCTGGGAAGGAAATAAACAAAGCGGGGAACCTTATCGGATTGTCGAGGCCTTGGTCAGCGTTAACGAATTGATTATTAAATAAATCAACCGTTTTAAATTCCGTAAGCTCTGCGGCTATCCTTGTTAAAATAGCCTCGATTAAAACTCTCTGCATAAGTCAAAATTACATTATTTTTCGGAGGCGTTTATCTATTAGTCTAATTATTTTTTTATTCAAAACTTTACTCTCTCCTATGAATTGCCTTTTAGGCATTTTAAACCCTTCACCTCTCCCGCTCATTAACCCGTAATTATGAACCGAAGCGTACTTGTCGGCGTCCCCTTTTATTCCGATCGTAACGGATTTTTTTCCTAAGTTTACGGAGGTTCTCGCTATACTATTCCAAAGCTTAGAGCCGCCACCCTTACCAATTAAAATACCTCGGCCCGGGTCCTTCTTTTTTCGGGGCTTCCACGGCTTAACCGACCTATCGAGAAAACCTTGTCGCCTAAAGTTGTCTTGGAAGAAATTAACCGCCTCATTGGAGGCTAAGGTTAATATCGTCCGGGTTTCTTTTACGAAGGCTTTTTGGCTCTTCATAAGTAAGGGCGAGAGTTTGCGGTTAAAGCTCATTCTTTTTCAATTTTTTAGGCATTTTTAAGCCGAAGTTATTCTCTTTGTCGTCCTTAAATTGATCGTCAACGATAAAATAAGGGTGTTCGGGGCTAAAAAGTACTTTTTGCTTTCCGCTGTTAATCTTCATGTAATCGGCAACCTCCGGGAGTTTTACGTCCTTGTCGGGTGTTTCGATTGCTTCGTCAATCTGTTGGACTGAACATCTGCAATTCCAACCGTTTTTTGGATAGTATTGATCCCAAAAAGGACTATCGACGGGTTTTATTACTCCGTCTAATGATTTGTGGGACTCGCGAACCCTGCCATCTTTTACAGTAGTGTATTTTAAAAAGGGGAGAATGTCCTTCTCTTCCTCTATTTGACGCCATTTTTCCGCCATCTGAGCCGATCCGGTCGCTTGGTTGATTTCTGTCTTTAACCAGTTGACGTTGAAGTTTCCGAAGGTTTTAGCCGCGAACTCTTTATATTGTTTTAGTGTTCTTTGATTTCCATTTTCATCAATAATAAAGTCGCTCATCTCTTTTACTTGTTGGAATGTTTTAGCTCCAGAGAATTTAAAAGCGTTATCCCTTAAAGAGTTGACAAAATCGGGGTTTGGGATCGAACTAAGTTTTTTAGCCTCGTCTAAGCCCTCGAACATTCCTTTGCTTAATCTCTCCGCTAAGTCTTGATATAAAGATTCCGGGAGCTTCCCGACTGTATATTTACCAGAATAAACGCCGGCGATTATCTCCTCAGTAAAGGCGGCGGACCAAATAGGGTCCGGGGTTTCGTCTACCTCGTTGCAAATATCGCATGCGTGATCAAGAATAAAAGCGGCGTAGCTCGGGCCGATTAGGATTTTTTTTTTAATAGAGTTGGTTATCTCTCCCGCTCCTGCCTCGATTTCTTTTTTAGCCGTTAAGGGTGTCCCGTATGTTTCGGTTAAATAATCAAGCGGGATCTCGAATCCTGCTTTTGATAGCTCTATGTCAATCGCGAATTGTTCGGTTTTAGTTGTATTCTCGGTATCGTCAAACCCCCATTTTCCAGTTATACCGAAGGAATGATATTTATTTAAGAAGGGGATTAACTGATCGTTAACAACGTCGGTTATAAATACCGCATCGGACTTATGTATTGTCGCCGTCGTTTTTTCGTGAACCTCGCTTTGCGATCTGCTGCTACCGTCGTCCGTGGTCATTGTAGAGCCTAATATCAATTTGCTTACTTCTGAGTTGGTCCGCTCGATTAAGCGGTCGTAAACCTCGTAAGCGTCCGTTTTTTTGTCGCTTATAAATTCGACGTTGTCGTCGTGATCAAACACTCCCCAAGCATTGCGGCCCATGTTATTCATCATGTCAACCATGTTATCCCTAAGTTCTTCATCTCTTAGTGAGGTTTTACCCATCCTAAAGGGTGCGCCGAATAACTCCGCGAACTCAGTCCACGCGCCGAGGGCGGTTTTCTTAAATATGATAAGAGGGGCCGCTTTAGTAAGTAGTCCAATATCATTTTTCTTACCTACTCCAATTACCCAAGGGACAAATTCGCCCTCATTAAAAGGAATTAAACCCTCTGAATTAAAAGGGTCCTTTCGTACTGATTTCTTTTGCTGATATACATATTCACGGGGGACGATTTCAACATCTTCGAAGCTGCCGCCGGTTTGGTTTCCGAACTGTATAAGAGAATATCCGAAGAACTTGGACTCTAAAGATAGTTTTAAAAACTCTCTAAACCAGGGCTTGTTTAGCATCTCGGTTTGTTCCGTTATTTCCTCGCCTGCCTTGTCGATAATCTTATTGTTTTTCGAGGTGGTGCGAGATATTCGAGACTCAATAATTGCTGAGAGGTGCGAATCTAAATAAATATCATTGTAAACTCTGATTATATCTACATTAGACTGATTATAAACATCTTCAAAAGCATCAATTCCCGCTTTCCAGTTAATAATTTCCTGGTTAAAGCGGTAAAGCTGTTGTTTAGTTGTTTTACCTCCTATCCTTTTAGCTTCCTTTTTTGCCTGTCCGTTAAAAACTAGCTTTATATTGTCAATTATTCCCATATCTTAATAGCTTTGATTTCCTTTTTTTAAATAACTCCCCCACCTCATTGGCCAACCTGTTTTATTGGTTTCGTCAACCTTAGCGAGGTTAACGCTCAGTTTACCTTCGTACACTTCATTTAGCCAATGTTCGGCGATCTCAAAAGCGGTAACTTTAGCCTCTGGGAGTACTTGCGTATTCAATCTCTCATATAAATAGTAAATGGATAAAGAGATACAACACTTTAAAAGTGAACGATTTCTTAATGGTCCTGTTTTTGCAAACTCAATATCTAGGTCAAACCTGGGGCTTATTTTCTCTCGAACCCGGTCCTCGGCGTCGGCGATTGCATCGGCGACGATTGTATCGTCTGTGTCCGTCAACTGGTCAATTACTCGAGTGTCTAAATATCGTTGAACATCTGCTTTAGCTAGGAAGGCCATATTTTTAGTATTTTTTTGAGCTAGATTTTACTCCAAATGTAGCCCTTTTAATTGTTCCGCCACTTATAAAGCGCGTAAATTGTGGTTTAAATATTTCGCAATACAAATAATCGTTAGTATCGGAGGTATGCCCGTACTTCTCGTATCTAACTTTCGTTGTCTTGTCTGTAGTTTTTTCTTTGAACTTAGTCCCGTCCGCTGCTTCTTTTAAGTAGAGATAATCAGCCACCGAGTTGGTGCAATTGGACCCGATTATTATTTCGACGTCTGCAATCTTACCAGAGAATATCTGGCTTATAAATTCGCCTCGACTTTTGACACCAGGGTTTTGACTTGGTAGGCGGACCACGGGGTTGTATTGTTCGAGGTAGTTTTGCGCTAGGGTGAAAAAGTTCTCGCCCTTCTCAAGCTTAGTGTCTTGTTTCTTACTGGTCCTATCGCCGTAAATATAAACGCCCTCTTTGTGGTTCTTGTACCTCTGAATAAACTCCTCGCAAGTGATTCGGAGGGTGTTTCTAGGTGTTTTTAAGCAAATTTCGTCTATTTGTGAGGACCTTAGTCCCTCTACTTGATGAATTGTAAGGGTTAAATAAGGGTTTACATTTTCATCAAAAGAGATGTGCAAGGGGAGGGCCGGGTTATAATTTGTCTCTCCGGTGTTATCTAAGGTAAAGGTTTTGTAAAAGCGACTACCAACCTCTTTGTTTCCCCATAGTCCCTTTGTGTAAACCTCGTAATAGTGCGGAGAGGTCCTTTTATAGTCCTCGTAAATCGCTTTTACTGAGGTGTTAATGTGTGGATTGTCTTTGTATGTGCTGTGAATTACATTAACAATATAAGTTTCCAGTTCGCCATCGACTTCAACCTCTGCTGTAGTCTTAAAAGTTCGCTCGTTAGTCTCTGCGAAAAATCTTTTATAGATCCAAAAGTCGTGGAAGTCCGGTTCGTCGCTTTCAGGGTTAAAGCTAAAAATTTCCTGTAAATAAGGCGCTTTGGTTGATCTGATTGTTGAGGTTACTGTTATAAAGTCCTCGCTCTCCGTCTCGTTTCCTTCTTCATACCACGCGAAAGTAGGATCTTTAACCCCTTTTATTTTATCGGCGTTGTCAAGCCCCCGAGCTAGTAGTCTGTTTCCGTTTACACACGTAATAGATATAGGGTGTGTTCTAAACGTGAATAAGGACTCGAGACCCATGTCATAAATGGTTTGTTTAATGCTCTCATATTGAGACTCTTTGATAGTATCGTAAACTTTACGGATTAATATACCTTTAAAATAGGGCGATGTTAGCATCATATAAATGATTTTAACGCAAG